TTTTTCAGCTACAGAATAGCTACACGCTCAACTCAACGACTCCTTCAACTCCCTGTCTTCCACAGGCGTCAAAAACCATTCCATCTCCGCCGCCCGCCGGAGCCGAAGTCCCTCTGAAACCTTGTCCCCGATTTTGACCCATCTCATGAACTCCGCCGCGATCGGCGCGCGAGGCTCCCGGGAGTTAAGAAGCCTCAGGAGAGTGGACGACGAGAAGGCAGAGGGCCCGATGTTGAACACTAGGCTTACGAGGGCGTCAAACTCGTGCTGGTTGATGATGACCGAGACGTTATGCCTTACCGCACGCTCAGCCCAGTCTAGGTCGCAGTCGAGGAGCTCGTCCGCCCTGTCCTCTGTGATCCGGTCCCCCTCATGCACGTCCGGCCCGGTATGTCCCCAGCCGATCGTCCAGACGCCCTTTTCATCCTGGTAGGCCTGGAACCGACAGGACTCGAAGCGCTGAATGAGGTCTATCCCAGCTGAGGAGATCTTCATAGGATCGGTCCTCCCCGTGTTTCGAGCCTCCGGATCTTCTCGTGAGCGGCGTCTAGGTCTGACTCAAATCGCGCAAACTTTTCTTGGGCGACGGCCGTCCACCGCTCCATTTCTCTCAATTCGCGGTCATGACGCGCAATCTGGTCGAGAAACATTCGCGCAACAGTCTTGGCGATAAACCAGACGGCTGCAGATATTCCTCCCGCGCTTCCCGCGATCGTCCCTACTGTCTCCAGCGACGTCATGCTCTACCTCCTTAGTCCGGCCGATCTTTCGATATCCCGACGCCAGTCTTTTTCAGAGAGAAACTTGCGCTTTTCGTTTGACTGCTGCGCTGGGACAACGCGCTGAGAGGGAGGAGTTGGCGGCTGAGCATGGCGGACCCTGGCAAGATCAGCCTTTCGGATCTTCTCCGTGACGTCTTCGCCCATCGCCTCGATCAGCTTTTCTCCTTCGAGCGCTCCATAGAGAGAGCGCAGGTCCTCGGCGTAGTCTCCGCGAACTCGCTCGATGAATCTCTCAGGGCTCGCGTCCTCTCCCCGGTCGGCTGCGGCCCGCATGTATTGAGCCATCCTCATGACCGATCGCTCGTTCTTCGGTATTCCGCCCTTATCGAGAGCCGAGATGATGCCCGTCTCAAAACGCTGTCTGGCTTCGCTCTTACTCTGCTCGAATTTCTCGTCTTCCTGCTTCTTTGTTTGCCCCTCTACTTGACGACGCAGCCGCTCATTCTCGCGCTGGATTTGGATTTGTTGGCGCTGCTCAGGAGACATCATCTCCCACTCAATCTGCCCCTTCAGAAACGTCTCGGCCCACTCGCGCGGGTTGACCTGGGCTTGCTTGAAAAACAGCAGCGGGTTCTTGACGCTCTCCTGCAAGAACTGCAGGGCTCCGTTGTATTTCGTTTCGATCTCTTGGAGCCGCGTTTGCGCTTCCTGTCGGATCTTGTGCGCCTCGTCAAACTTCTTTTCTGATCCGATGTATTTCTGACGATCGGCAATCAACTGCTCCAGCGCTACCGCGTCGTCTTCTCCGCCGTTGACCTTGAGTTTCAGCTTCTTTTTGACGATCGCCTTGAGTTCGTCGTCAGAAAAAAACTGTTCCGGTTCCTCTGGCGTCTGCGGTTGCGCCGCTTGGGGAGGAGCCTGCTTCCCTGGCTGCTGCTGTCCCGCAGGATTCTGCGCCGGCGTTGGTTGTCCCTGAGGTGCTGTCGGCGCTCCGGTCGTCGTCCCTGTCATCATACTGGTAAGCCTCCGTCTACTTGGTTGAACTCCTCGCCCGTCAGGGCGTTATTGGGCATGTTTGGCTGGCGGCCCTGTCCGGATGCCGCGTCCATCACGGCGGCTGCCGGGTCTTGCACCGCTCCCGCTCCTTCTGGGGTTCCGGGAGGAGGAGGCATCATTCCGGGAGGCATCATCGGCTGTTGATAGGGCGGAATTCCGAGGAGTCCCGCCAGCTGCGGATCCATCGACTTCCACAGGTCGATGTGTTCTTGCTTGTGCATGAGGGCGGCCTCAACGATCGGCTGAGCGCCCTCCTCCATTCGGAGCTCGGGGTCGTTTGTGACGACGTCATGCTCCCGAATGTGGATATCGTGACGGTCGGAGATGATGGCGCGGACTTGTTTCCCGTCTCTCAGGGACTCGTTCTCGACCTTGACGAGCATGAGTGTAGATTGGTCGCTTTCGACGAGCGGCTCAAGGTTCCCCGTCATGACGACTTGCATGTACTCCTCGCCGGTCCTAAGGATCTGCGCGCTGAGTAAGTCGCGCGCCATCTCCAGACGGCCAGACGTAGTTTTGGAGAGCGCCGTCGTCTGCTGCACGATCGCCCGGTTGATCTTGTCGAGGTTGGTTGAAGAGAACTCCTTCATGTAGGCTCGCTTACTCTTGCCGGCGATCGTCGCCATGCGCTTCGTCTGGGCAAAGGTCTGCAGGAACTCGATCGTCCCCGTCCCGACGCTTTCGAGGAGGTCGTTCGCCGCCATCTGCAAGCCGCCAGAGAACTTGATCGCCTGGGCCGCCAAGAGCGCCATCGCTGAGCCAGACGCCCCTTTCAGCGCTCCCTCGGGGTTCCCTTTGGCCACGGAATTCAATCCCATCATGAGATCTCCCCACTTTTCGAGGAGATCGAGGAACTTGTATGTTTCCGGCGGGGAGGCCGTGAGTTGGAGCGGTTTGATTTCTCCTTGCTTCTGATCGACGCCGATGTAGTTGAGGCCGCCAGGAAGCTGAGTAACGTCAATGTCGGCTTGTTTCGGGCCTTGAACGTTCTGCATGGCAAAAGTCATATTGTTCGAGAGGACGCGCGTTGCCAGTTCGTTCAGCGCCTCCTGGAGCGCAATCACGTCGTAGCCTGGCGTATATCCATCCGAGCGCTCAAGCCAATCGGCCGGAGAACAACGGTAGACGGGCATGTTCTTGTAGGGGAGCGGAGAATCGAGGAGCACGATGTCGCCGGTTAGCCAGTGGACGAGACGGCCCTCCGGGAGGGCGTCAGTCTTCTTGTGCATGAAGACGTTGAACCAAACGTCATCGTTTTTATGCTCAACCGGCAGATGCCAGAGGTCGAGGACGCCGAGGCTCTTGTTGTCCAGGTTGTCGCACGCCAAAACCTGCGCCGAGAGCTCGGGGAAACGGGCGGCGATGTCGAACTTGTTCACCTTGTAGCGGAAGTTGTACCAATCCTGTTGATCGCTCTCGCGCTCCACGTCCTTCACGACCCTGAGAGGCGAAAGATCGCGGTAGGAGATGTCTCCTTCCTTGACCTTCTGCTGACTCATCGGATCGACGCCATAGTCCTGGCCAAGGTTCGGATCCCACTCCATGGTGATGTACGACTCGTCAAAAACCAGAGACTTCTCGATAGCCCTCGTCCAGATCCTCCCGAGGCGCTTTTCTCTCATGTAGTATTCGATGATCCCCTCACCGAGCATCGTCTGTGCAAGGCTGCGAGAGTCCGAATTGATCGCGCGGAGCTCCAGCGCCGGCCTTTCGCTCGTCACCATGACGAGAAGATGTTGGATAAGATTGCGGTAGATGTTGACGACGATCGACGTGACCTCGCCGCGCTCGCCGACGCGCTTGATTCCCGGTCCCGAGTAACCGGGAATCCCGCCGTAGTAAGCCTGATAGCTTTTTTTCCAATATTGATACTTCGCCGACTGGTAGAGGTCTTGAAAGTATCCGTCGACTTTCAGTTGAAGGTGATTGCCGATCTCATCCGTGGGCAGCGCTGCGAAATAACGTGACTCCATGTCATCTCCCGATAAATGCCTTCTCCAGGCTTGAAATGTTCTGTTTTTCTTTGATGAAGTGAGTGTATTCAGAGATCCCGAGGTTGGCCGGCCACGGGTTGATGTTGCGGTTGACGTGACGGAGGCCATAGATCATCGCCATCAGGGCGTCAAAGTGACCGAGGCCTTCGCTCCGTTCAAATTTTCGTCTGTTTTTGTCCCAAATCCCGTACTTGGTATGGGAGATAAGGTGCTTGCACCTCGGGTCGATGACGATTGACTCATGAAGGACATCGAGACGAGCTTGGTTGACCTGCGCTTCCAGTTCATCCTTGGAAACAGGCGTCACATGGTAGCCGTGGAGGCTCGAAAGATCCTGCAGGACGATGAGATCGCCGTCCGCCCATCGCGCATACGGCTTGGCCTCGCCCCAGAGCTCGCGCTCCTTGCGGAAACAGGCCTCGGCGATGTCTTTGGACGTCGGCCTCTCGATGACGACCTCGTCCTCGAAGACGAATTTCGCCCTCCTGAAGTCGTGATAGAAGAAAAGCGCCGCCGTGAGGTCGATGAAGCCCGTGTCAATTACGACATACCGATGAAAGAACTGAGGCCTCGGCCATTCCTTCACGATCGCGGAGGCCTTGTCCTGAAACTCTGGGACGATGGCGGAGTTTGAGTCCGTGACGACCTGCGCCAGATACTCCCGCTTCCATGTCGTCGACTCGTGAATGATCTCTTTCTTCGTCCAGTCGATGACGCAGCCGGCCTCCTCGGCGATGAGGAGGACCTCTTCGAGCCGCAGGCGCGGGTTGTCCCAGATCGTCTTCGTTATGAGATTGCCTTTCGCCTCGGCGGACGCAAGATAGCCCACATATTCGTGCGCCGGAGAGAGAGGCGGCGTCGAAACGAGGCAAAGGCACGGAGGACTGGAGGCATAGAGGAGTTGAGGCTTCAGAATGTCTTCCACGAGATAGCGCAGCGAGCACTCGACAAAACCGGCCTCCTCTACCGCCGCTTCATCGGCCTTAGGCCCGCGAAGACTTTCTTCATGGCCGTTGTCCGTCCCGCCAAGCCTGATACGGCTCTTGTTTTTGAAGTTCCAAACCGAGTCCTGGCTATTGAACCGAGGCCTCAGGTCCTTCGGGCAATCGAGGATGATCTGGGAGAAAATGGGGAGGATGAAAGTCCGCAAAGACTTCCCGGTCGGGGCGGCAAACGGAAACTCAACGCGCGCCTCTTTGATGCAACGCCTGAGGCTCCTCGTCGCCATGTAGAACGTCTTCCCGAGACGCCGAGAGCAGTTGACGACAATCGTTCGCGCTCCCGCGAGCCGGCGGGTTTCTATGAAGTCGTCGATATCGCATTGCGCTTGATGGAGCTTCCACCGTAGTTCGCCACGACGCCAAGCCTCTGCGATCAGACGCTCACGGCTTAGCCTTGGCGAGCTCACTATTCAACGCCTCATCCGTAAGTTTGGCTGCAGCCGGGTCGAAACCGTCACTGCCGATCTCCAGCGTCCTTTTGACGCGCGCTAGAATCTCTAATCGACGGAGGTGATCTTCGGTGAGAGCGCGTCCCTCTCTGCTGAGATTCTTGAGCTTCATCACTTCCCATCGGATGATCTCCGAGAATTCATCCATTGCCGGCACCTCCTAGAGACCTGACGCCCGACGACAGAGACAGGGCGTTGACGCGGCTCTGAAGCTGTTGCAATTCTTTTCTAAGATCGCCAAGCGCCCTGTCCGTGGGCGACTTGAGCCAATCCCTGGCCAACAAGGCGATCATCCCAAGGCAAAGCGCTGCGACATCGACCCAAGCACCAACGACGACGAAGCGCCCAGCGCCGAGAAGACAGATAAGTCCAGG